AAGAGCGATGCCTCAAAGGGTCTTTGCACGGTGACAGTAGAGGTTCCCACCGGGCAGTTTGAGCTGCTGCAAACTGCGATCCTCAGGCACGCAAGGTTCACTCTCGAAATCACTGCACTAGGAACTGAGGGCGACTCCCATACGATATGGAACTTGGTCGAGGTGCCGAAGTTGTCGATTCACGAAGTGCTGTTCTCCGTAGAACCGTCGCAAGTCGCACTTGGTAGACTCAGCGGCGCTGCGGCCATCGTCTAACGGATAAGACCGGCCCCTCCTAAGGGTCAAATAGGGGTTCGATTCCCTTTGGCCGCACCAGCACTCAACCTTGGACGCATTCTCTAAACGTGATGCCTTGCTAAGAATCACCGATGAATGAACTGCAGGCCGCCCTTGCTCCGCTTCAGGCCGTCTGGATTTTCTTCACAAGCTCAGTCGACAGAGAGCTACTTCTAGATTTAGGAAAAGCAGCAGCTGCCGTAGGTGGTCTGCTAGGGACCCTCCTCAGGATTCGTGCGGAACGCATGAAGAGTGGACCCCAACTCGCAACTGACATCACCTCATGGGACGCTGAGTCGAAGTTTCCCATCACGCCGCTCCGCGAGTTCGATGCTCTCGCCTCGTTTCCATTCATTCCATCAAAACTGAGCGAACGCGTCGCAGCAAAAGATGGCTGCTTCACTGTCACCAACATCCGAGTGTGGAATGCTGGCCGGGGAACAATCACTGGTCCACTGCTGAACCACGCCATCAAAGTTTCGATCTCGGTCCCGACAGGTGGCGACATCCACTACAAGTTCACATCGATGCTGAGTAACGATCCCGACATGGAGATGCGCCTAGGCCGCTCGACATACAACGTCGAAAAACAACGCCGAAACATCAATCTACGCTTCGACTTGATGCGGCCAGGCAAAGGCATAGTGATATCGGTAAGGCATGCCGCAGCGCATGGGGATGACATCGCGATCAAAACATCACTTCCTGGGTATCCGGATGCAGTAAGAGGCACATATTTAGTCATTCGTCACAAGGTGCACTTGTGGATGAGTCGCATCAACGGTCTATTGATACTTCCACTTGCCCTAGCTTCTTATTTGTTCTTCTTTCAGGGCCAGCTTATCGCGGGCGCTATCACCACTTTCCTGACATTCACGGCTCTCTCAGCTGCATACACTGGAAGGTTTCCATTTTTAGCGCCATCTGATCTGATATGGGATAACCCACAGGCTCGTGTGATCCACCTCAATTGAGCACCTACTTAACTGTTGACAGAACCCCACGAGAAGAAACCCGACAAGATAGTCTGACTCTATCAGAGGTAGACCATTCATAGACAGAGGTAGCAAAGTTGTGGAACTGCGATGTTGCAGCGGTCCACAAGGAATCAATCATGTCTACGCAAATGTCTTTCTTCGCTTCTGTTCAGTCGTTCGCCAAGCCCTTCGTCAAAGCTGCTGCTGCCAAGCAAGATCCCACCACTGTTGCCCGCACACGCTTTACTGCTGCTGCGGACGAAGCTGTAAAAGAAATCGTTGCTGGTGCAGACAAAGGCTTCTGGTTTAAGAAGCTGGGCAACGGCTACACAGTGCACCTGAAAAACGGCGCAAAAGTGCTGCCGGATTGCAGCTTTGCAGTGGGCAACAAAGAGGATGCTTTGAAGCTGTTGGAAGCTGCAAAGGCAAGCTGTGCAAAGGGGGAGTTTGATGAGCAGTTCAAAGCAACTGCGCGCGCTCCACGTGCTACTGCACAAGCGGAAGCACCTGCTACACCTGCTGCCGCACCAGCTGCTGTAACCCCCACTGCTCCTGCTGCCCCACAACTGCCTGCTAAAAGCAAGCGCAAGTAAATAGCAGCGCACAACGAACAAGCGCCTTTCGGGGCGCTTTTTCACGGCCAAAAAACCAGCTGAAATTACAGCCCCTACAGCACGCGCAATCATTTCCAGCTACCCATCCCAGCCACGAGGAGAATGCAACGCGCTACAGCAGTTTTCGACTCTATTTAAAGCTGAGACTTGCAGCAGCAGTACGCAGCCCGTTCAAAGCCCTCGTCAGCTCCACACATCGCGTGCTTTTCGCAATGGTGTCAATTTTGTCCTTGCACATGTCAACCATGCAGTACTTCAAAAGCTCCTCAATTTTCCCGGGTATGAGCTTTGGAACCTGATATGTTTCCGGAACTCCTTGCTTCTTCACTCGCTCCACTTCAACGTTGATGAGCTTGGTGATCGCCTGGCTTCGTGCATCTGCCATGGTTTCTTCTGCACTGAAAGACGCACCTGTAGGAACACTGCCAAGGGCTAGGCCTTCAAACGGAGGCGGATAAACAAGAAACCACTCACCAGAGAATCCCCCTCCGTAACCTTCCTGCGATACAGCAGTGATCAACACGGGTTTGTAGATGTACACATTCACATCTATAAACTCCACCGCATATTGTCCAGTCATAGAACCCCTTGCTTGTTTGGCAAGACAGTGTACCTGTGTGACCCTCAGTCTGTGTATGATGGACCCATCACCAACACAAGGATCAGATTCATGGCAATCAAAGACGTACCCGTTACAAAGCAGATGAGTTCAGAAGAACTGCGTGCACAAGCTGCAAAGCTGATAAAAGAAGCAGAAGCGATGGACTCGAAGATTTTCGATGACACGATCAACTTCCTGAATGAGAAGCTTCGTGTGATGAACAAGACGAAGATGGATGCTGTCATCGGACTGTGCAAGTTGATGAACACCGGCAGCTCTACTCCAGTAGTGTCACGCTCGAAGGAGAAAGCCGACCTGGACTCAACAGGTGCACGCCCTGAAGTGGGTGCTACATACAAGCTGCCAAACGGAAAGACTTGGACACGACAGGCCAAGGGTGCTGCCAAGAAAGAATTCGTCGAAGCTGCAAAGACTTCAACGTGGGAATCAATGAAGGTTTGATACTTCACTGCACCACAACAAGCCCGCCCGAACCGCGGGCTTTTTTGCGCCCGTTTGCGCCCCTGATTGCAGCGCGATTTGATAAATAAGCATGCCAGCAGCAATTGCTGGGGTTTGATAATCCAAATCGTTTGCTCCTTTAAAAGATTCTAAAAAAGCCACTGCCCCATGTTGCAAAACGTGGGGCTTTTTTGTGGCCGCCGATAAATACTGTTTCATGCGCTTGGCGGCGCGTGGAATCCTTTTAAAGGCATACATGACTTATCAACCCAACATCAATGACCCACGTGTATTGAAACGCATCAAGCACGCATATGGATACGCAAGAGGCGTGTTCGACGAAACAAAACCCACAACCCGCAGTCAACAAGCAATCGACAAACGCTTCGGTGTGCACAGCAATCCACTATCAAAGTGGCTTCGCACTGCTCTGCTTACCTGTGTAGATCATCACTACAGCAACGCAGCAAGCATCAGCAAGAAATACATACTGAACAAAGAAAGTGCAGATGACATCCGAGCATTGCTACAGAGCAACGCAGCGAAGGTGTTCATAGGGACTGAGCTTGCACAGATCAAACCCCACATAGGCAATGCAAAGAAGTTCGACGCGCTTGTGGTAGCTGCTTTTGCTGAACGCGACTTCAGTGACGAACTTGCATCAGGTGACTTTGAATACAAAGACAAAAGTGATCGCTTGTGGCATCCACTGCAAAGCGTTCGCAAGGACTACAGGAAACAGATCATGAGTCGTAACGGCTACAGCCATCACTACGACATTCAATCCTGCGCCATCACACTGTTAACACAGCACAGCAGACAGCTCGGCAACGATGAAAGTCCTGAAAGCATCCATCGCTTGTTAACTGACCGAAAAGCTTACAGACAATATATTGCTGAGGAAGTTGAGATCGACGCCGATGAAGCCAAGCAAGTGTTGAACGCATTGTTTTGTGGTGCACGACTTGGACTCAACTCTCAGTTCGCCTTAACAGATGTATTGCATCATGACGCTGCTCGTATCGTGTACATGCGCGAGCTGACTGAGGAACTGCGCGAAGACATCAAGACTATGTGGAGTTACATCACACCCACAATGACTCGCACACGCAGCGATACAGGAAGACTGATACCGATAAACAGCAGTGCTAAGTGGGCAAGATACTTTCGTCTTGAGAGACAAGTAATGGATTCAGTTCGCAAGTATCTAAAGCAGACCAACAACAAGCACTTCCTCGAACATGATGGTTGGGCATGTGAATATGCTATTGATGAAGAAGCACTACTTCACTTCATTAAGCAAGACACTGGCTTCAGTATTCAACTTGAACATGTACATGTGACAGAGCTTGATGCGGCCTCCGCGTTGCGTAGTCCGGCAATTGAATCGTTGCCTACGCTCGCAAGCTCGCTACAGCACACTGATTCAATTGCAACGTCTGCGACTAAGGATTTGTATATATGTTATCCCGTTACCGTTATCTCCCCATGTAGCTTACAAGTCCAACCCGCCGCCATTTTTGATCCCGAACCCATAAATGCTTACCCGATCGACCGGCACCATAGTGGCTGCGTATGAGCTGGTTTTGGGTGCCTTTCTGGTAAATATAAAGTCAGAATAAACTGACTAATTACTTAAGGGACCATAACTATGCAGACAACAACCGAGCTATTTGACTGGCAGCTGAAAGTGCTTGAGCCAAAGAAGCTACCACTGATGACGGATAAAGAACAACTCACTCCAATCCCATTCGACCTTTACCCTTTAGAGGTACTGGAAGCAGCAGCACGAGCACTGGGAGAGAAGAAGCTGAATAGCTATGCCGTGGAACTATACAAGTTCGCAATCAACAGCAAAACAAAAGGCATCCCGGTCAAAGTATCACAGATCAGCGGCGTGCTGCTAACTCAAGGCAAACTGGACACATGGTTCACAACAGCAAGCCCGAAGACATTGCTGAAAACAGGCGTCAAAGAAGAAGTGTTCTTGGCATACGCTAAGTTTCATCAAGCACGCATTGATGAGAGCGAAGCAATGATGACAAAACTTAGAAAGATGATAGGTGTGGAATGAGCAATACACCTACCCACCTTGACTATCTTAACTGGATTGGCCCAAGACGCTACATCAATCAAGTTGCCATCACATCAGAAGAATGGGTGGACTGGTGGAAAGAGACTGGTTGCTGGCTACAGCGCGGCTCAAGTCCAGATGACTACTGCATGAAGCGCATTGAGACTTCGCTTCCCTTCTCGCTCGACAACATCGTGTGTATTCAAAACAAAGATAAGGGCAAATACTGGAACAGGAGAACATGATGCAGAAAGGCGATAAGCATTCGGATGAGACCAAGGCTCGCATAAGTGCAGCCCAAACCGGCAAGACTCATTCAGATGAAGCGCGAGCCAAGATTGGTGCAGTACATCGAGGCAAGATTAACTCAGACGAAACACGAGCAAAGATCAGTGCAGCCAAGAAGGGCAAGATGCACAGCGAAGAGTCAAAACAAAAGATGAGCGCCGCAGTCAAAGCACGCTGGGCAAAGAAGAAGGAAGAACAACAATGAAAACACTCACAACAGCAGTAGTCATCACGCTTGCAATACTGGCCCTACCATCAGTGATCGTCAAGATTGCTCTGGTAGCAGCAGCAACTGCAATACTCGCTATCGCATTTGCAAAGCTATACGCAGACTAAGCCCAGCGTTTCTCTTCCAATCCTCATAAATACTTGCTGCACTACAGCAAGGAATGAGCAATGGGAATTGAGAACATAGACAGTGACAAGCTATCAGGTTGGGCAGCTTTCATAAACAACCTGACAGCCAAGAAAATCTTCCTAACCATCGCACTTGCCATGGGCCTTGTGTTGACATATGCCATATATGAAGACAAGGCAGTGATGTATCAAACGCTTGTGCAGAACCCATCACTAGCAGCTAGTGCGGGGGGTGGAGTGTTTCTTATCTTGATCGGCTTTGCCTTCATGAGCCTTCAAACACGCATAGACGATAAGTCCAGAGAGATGCAGAACGAGCTGAAGGACCGACTGAACCAACAGCACGACAGCCACAAGCTGCTGATCGCCAGTGTTGAAGGTCAGATCAGCACATTGGAGCGCAGAGAGCGTGAGTGCACTGACCGCTTCCATGCCTTGACCTTGATGCTGGCCAAGCGGGGCTTCTACAAAGACAGTGACGAGCTTCCGTAACTGAAGTACGGCAAGGGCCGCGACAGCAGCCATGACACCCAGTACGACCACCTGGACAACGACGACTCCATCAGCTTCAGCATCATCAGGAACGAGGACAACAACATGATGCAGACCGCACACGCGATCACCCGATCACTAGATCACACGCCTCCTGCGCAGCGACCGGAATCCTGATCGAAGACGTGCAAAACTGCCCTTGACCGTGCACCGACGCCCTTGCAGCCAGGTTGAACTGCATTGCCGCACAGCACAGCGGCACCGGACTCGGCAGCACGACATGGGACCGGAATCCGGTTCGCCTTTCATGGCTGAGCAGTGTAGGCCCTCGGGTATACGGGCTGTGCTACGGCCTAATGCCATGGCTTTCGGGAGATGTGCTGTGCACAATTGCGTTCATGCACTGGAGTAAACACATGCCCAAGTTCGACTGGTCCAAAGAACACCCTCGCTGGAAGCTTGCCGCGTGGGTCGTGATGCTCACGCCATCGATCCTTCTTGCGGTAGCGGTGGTGTTGCGAGCACTCAAGTAGCTGACTGCACATGTAGCTCTGTCCAGTCCGAACCAGAAAGGATCACAGATCAGGTAAATAGCTTATCAACAAGGAGCGTATTTACATGAAAACAGAACCAGAAAGAGCCTACTTTGAACGCACGGTAGTCGAACCTATCGACACCGGGTTTCTCGTCACAATCAGCACAGATAGTGAGGACAAGATCAGCGCATTCAAAAGCTACAGACAAGTCCTCGCACACTTAAAGACTGCGAACAAAGTTGAAGAGTAGAGATCGAAGACCCGATCAGCAAGCCACGTCAGCTTTGTTCGTCATAAATCTCCTGACTTGTCTAATTAAGTTTAGGTCGCATTTATCGCAATCTGAAAATAGCATCTTGGCATGTTTAACAAAGGAAAAAACATGCCCCTCTTTACTCCAGGTCAAATCGTATCCACCCCAGCTGCACTTGCTGCGTGCGAAGCCAATAGCGTTGATCCCACCAGTTTGATCAATCGTCATATCAACGGCGACTGGGGTAAATTGAGCAAAGACGATGTGAAGGCCAATGTGCAAGCCATCATCTACGGCGCACGAATCCTTAGCAAGTATCAAGTTGGAGATGAGTGGCTGTATTGCATTACTGAGGCAGACCGTAGCTCAACATGCTTGCTGCTGACCTCTGAGTATTGATCAACGAAGCAATAAAAAAAGCCCCAAGCCGTGAGGCAAGGGGCTTTTTGATTTACGGCACAAGCTTGGGCCATCTGCGCTTATAGGACCACATCACCCACTCAGGCTTGCGTTTTGACTTACGTTTTCGCATCAACATCACCTTTCGGCTTTTGCTTACAGTTGTCATTGTGCCAGCGGTTAAGGTTGCTCTTTACAACTTCCACCCCGCAGTGCACGCAAGCAAATGTTTCCCTCGGCTTTCGCAGCTTCCACGACTCACGCATCCGAGCTTTGGTCTCTTCTGACTTCTCGCCAAGCGATACACCGATCTTGGCATCACTCAGCTTTTGACGATGCTCGGCTGACTTCGGTTTCCCCTTCGCCGATAGAGACATTTTCAATCTAGTCTCCATCGATCGGGTGGAACCAACATTCTTCACCTGATGGTTCCACCGCTTCACGTCCTCACGGATAAGGTTGTTATCCAAGGGAGTAGCAGCAGCGATAGCAGCGTTGATGTCGTTAAGGTTCATTTGACCAACCCTCCTTCCCACACTGCGGTGTAGGTCTCGGGGTTGTTCTTCATCGTCGCAGCTAGATCCTTGACCCCTCGCATCGACGTTGAAGGCAAACGGCCCCAGTTCGCATACATAAAGTGCAGCAGCTCAATCTTCTCCTCAAGGGACATAGGGATACCAATGTCACAACCTTCCTCCAGCAGCACAGATGCGCACCACCCCCAGCTCTGCCCAGTGTTGAGCAAGAACTCGTGGTAGTTCACTCGGTCCCGCAATGCACCTTCATGCATTTGCCGCTTCGTGATCTTCTTGCCAGGCACATATATCCGGCTCGGAGCACACAAGTCCTTGTTGGAGGTGATGATGAAGCGAACATCAGTCATCGGGATCGCCACACCTGGACTGCCTGCTGGCTGGAACGTCTTCATCGCCATGCCCATAGCGCGAGTGTTTGGATCGTCGGACTCTAGATCACGTTGAATCTGAGCGTTAAGGTTCTTGTTCCAAACCAACATGCCCACATCCTCGTCTAGCGCACCCTTCATGACGTTGAGCGATTCCTCGTCCATGAACAAGGTATCGCAGTCGTCCACCCAAACAACCAACTCAGTGCCCTTTGTAAGCTGACACTTTGCGTAGGCCAGTGCACGCGCCAGCGCCGGGATTGACGTGCTACCGCGCACTTGAAGCATCTGCACCCCATGTGCTTCAGCTGTCATTGCTGTTGTGAAGGTTTTACCCGCACCCGGCAAGCTGAAGATATATGCGTGCCGCTTCACCGTTACAGCGTTACTGCGCACACCCAGTGACACCTCCACCGCTTCCCGAAGACGCGAAGTAAGTTGCTTGCCTGTTTCGATCAGTTCAAGCTGACGTTCATTCAATGGACGCATCACTTCACCTCCGGCTTACGGTTAGCACAGTCAGCGAACCCACAGTCACAAAAAGCCTCGAAGCGGCCATCTACAGACTGCACAAGGAAGTGATTCCCTCTGCGTGCTGCAATGACTGCATCCATCAAGTGCTCCTTAGTGATGCCACTTTCCTTGTTTAAGTACAAGGTAATTTTTCTATCAAATTTCATTTCTAACTCCTATCATGTCGCAGATATCGCAGACACAGCTATGCGCACTGCGGAATTGCAGATTGCAAGCTTTGTGCTTGGAGTTAAATTGTTAAAGAACGAGTGGCTGCGATAAGCGACAGGTCCGAATATGCATTAAACAGATAGTGCTTGACAAGAGCTGCAAAAAGTGTGAAACGCGGATGCAATTACACATCAACTAGATAGGGGGATAGCTCGTTTTTGAGAAAACCGCGTCCGCTTTTCATGGTTAACCCTTAGAGAATCACAATGAAGTTAGCGGGAACTCACAAAGCACGCATAAAAGAAAGTGCCACAAACGTGATAAAGCACACAGTCCACAATATGCAATCTTCACAAGCAACGACTCACGAACACACATACAAGATGAAGACCGCAACAACTGCCCTTCTAAGAGAAACACAGTGTCAAATACTGAATACGTTGGGAAATACTTGTAGAGGATGTGTTGACGGTTAGAGACTGTGAGAAAGATGTTCTTCAGTGCAAAACGCAATGGAATTGACGAAGAAACATTCAAAACAATGACGAAACCATGTGATTCTGAACATTGGAGGCAATGATGAAAGACGATGATCTACACAGTGAACAGGCAAAGGGGGCCACTTCCGCCACGATCACTGCACTGCCCTACTCCGATCCCATAGACAAATCCTATAAAGACCAAGATCAACATAACGATTCCTTGGTTGTCCTTGACATAAACATAGGTCAACCACAGTGACAAACAATGTTCTATGCCACAGGAGTACTCTGAGTAACACAGTGGCTGCGCAAGCTGTTGATCTACATACAGAAAACCATGCCTGATCAATGTTGCACACCATTTGCACACAGCCAGGACAACAGGCACAGCATTCGGATGTGATCGCTACATTGAATGATTCAAAAGAGCAACCGGCCACCTAGGCTTTCGTTGCCGTCTTCTCACGGTTGCAGATTGGTAGGCTCTATCGAAACTGAAGAGTCTCTTTGTATATGCGAAGCACTGATTTGAAAATTGTTGAGCACTGCGAAGCACATGGTAGAAAAGAGCGTGGTGTAGCAAGTAAAACGTGACTTGAAATATACATACACACTTTCATTGCCGCATCATTTTTAAGATCGTGGTCTTCGATTGTTGAATCGTGGTCTTCGATTGTTGAATCGTGGTCACCACCATAAGACAACGTATCCCCGGCCAGCATTCCGAATTCACATAAATACTCCAAAGGCCAACGGCCTACATCAAGGAGTTGTATATGTGTACAGGCGGAAACAATGGGCCATCAAGTGAAGAGCTAGTCGCTCAAGAGAAAGCAGCACAGGCGCGAGCAGAAGCTGAAGTCAACCGTATGAAGACTGAGCGTGAGCTTGAGAAAGAAGCTGAGAACGCAAAGATGGTTGCTGAGCAAGCTGCACAGGCAAATAGTGATTCAGCGCGTCGTATCAAGAACAGAACATTGCTTGCAGGTTTAGACGAAGAAGAAGGACTAGGCCTTGATCTTGAAAGTCCAACATCTCAATCAACAGCTAAACGAAAGCGTGCAACGCTCATCAGCTCTGCTGGAGCTTAAATGTTGCAAGCTTCAGATAAAGGAAAGGCGGTACTTCACCAATTCAAGAAACTCAAGGAGATCCGTTCTCCTTTAGATCAAGAGTACAGGGACTGCTACGACTACACATACCCAACGCTAGGGGCCGGCTTTCAAGACTGCATAGATGGCATAGCGGAGGCGCAAAGCAGTAGAGCCAAACAGGCAAAGCTGTTCGACAGCACTGCAACCAATGCTGTGCGCTTACTGGCCTCTTCTGTCCTGTCATCCATCACGCCACCAAACACACAGTGGTTTGAGCTGGCGTCCACAACGTTCGACAACGAGGACTTGGCACAGGATGCCAAGGAGTGGCTGGCTGACTCGGCTGAGTTCATTCACACCATGGTTCACGCGTCCAACTACGACAGCGAAGCCATTGAGTTCATGAACCACCAGATGATTGCTGGCATGGCTGGGCTGTATGCGGAGCTGAAGGAGAACAAGTTTCACTTCCAGACTTGGCCGCTGAATCACCTGTACTGCCAAGAGACGCTGAACAACGGCTACATCGACACGGTCTACAGACAGTTCCAGTTCACTGCACAACAGGCGGTAGTGGAGTTCGGCTTCGACAAGCTGCCTGACTACATCCAGGAAACCTTTAAGCAGAACGAGAGTGACCCGAAGAAGTTCGTCTTCGTCGTGGCCATCAGACCTCGAATCATCAAGGGCAAGCAAGCCGCTGGCTCTACTGCGAAGAACTTGCCGTGGGAGAGCCTATGGGTTGCTCACTGCGGCACTGTGGTGCGTGAAAGTGGTTTCGTTGAGATGCCTGTGATCGTGCCTCGCTGGATGAAGATTCCAGACACGGACTACGCCCGCGGCCCTGTGTACGACGCACTGCCAGACATCAAGTCACTGAACAAGGTCAAGGAGAGCGTACTGCTGAACATGGACATGCACACCACTGGCATGTTCAAGGTCAAGGACGATGGCGTTATCAACCCCAACACCATCAAGTTCGGCGCACGTCGCGTGATCCCAGTTGGGGACATGGACAACTTGCAGCCGCTGGCATCGGGAGGGGACATCAACTTCGCCACTGCGCAGATTCAGTCGCTGCAACAGAACATCAGAAGCATGTTGCTTGCCGATCAGCTGGGACCAGTTGAGAAGGCCATTCAGACTGCAACGGAAGTACAGACGCGCAACAACCAGGTCAGACAGATTCTTGGTCCGATCTTCGCTCGCTTGCAGTCGGAGTACCTGACGCACTTGGTCACGCGTTGCTTCGGCCTAGCTTCGCGTGCTGGGCTGTTGCCACCAATGCCTGAGTCTCTGATCGAGGCGCTAGAGGGTAATGGGCAGGTACTGGAGATCGAGTACAGAAGCCCGCTTGCACGCTCGCAGAAGATGCAGGAGCTTTCAGCTGTAGACGAAGTGACCAACAGGATCAACGCATTGGCGCAGATCAAGCCTGAAGTACTGGACTTTGTGAACTTCGACCGGATCGTACAAAAGTACGGCGACCTTGTGGGCATCGACCCTGCACTGATGAACGACGAGAACACAGTGAAGCAGATGCGTGCAGCACGCAAGAAGCAGCAGGAAGAAGCGGCAGCAGCGCAGATGCAAATGGCACAGGCACAAGCTGCCGCTGCGCAACCCGCGCCTGACGTAGCTGTGATGTAACCGCACAAGGGTGTCTCCTTTGTTGGCTTTGATAAATACAAGTCAACAACAAGGAGATGCCCCATGGCGGACAACATCGACAGAGAAAAGCTACCCCACCTATACAACGATGTGTTCAACAAGAACGCAGCAGGCATTGCCGTGCTTGATCACCTGTGGACACAGTTCATGGACAAGCCCGCGAAGCAGCCACTTGATCAGCTGGACCTAGCGTATCGAGAAGGACAACGTTCGGTCATCACCTTCATTCAACTGCAACGCGATCGACTTGAGCGCGAAGCAACACAACAACAAGAAGGAAATGACGAATGAGCGAAGCAGCAGACAACAACATCACCACCGCAGCCCTCAATGACACCGCAGACGTTGACAACACATTAGCCGCACTATCCAGCACAACTGAAAACGGTGCGGCTACCAGTGCCGAGAAGACAGACTCACCCAAGGCAGAGCCTGCATACGAGTACCCAAAGAAATTTTTGAAAGCTGATGGCACACCGGACTACGAAAAGCTCGCCAAGAGCTACGTGGGACTGGAGAAGAAGCTGGGCGCAAAGCCACTGATCCCAGCTGCATCAGCTGACGAGTACGAGTGGGCCGCACCTGAAAACGGTGTCGAGCTTGCAGAAGACGGTATCGCCCAGTTCAAGGCAGAGGCACTGGAGCAAGGTTTCACACCCAAGCAGTATCAGTTCCTGATGAGCCGCTACAACGACGTGGTTGTAGGTATGCGTGACGCGGGCTACACACCGGAAAAGGCCGAGACAACACTCAAGGCCGAATGGGGTAACGACTACAAGGAGCAGCTGGGCAAGGCCAAGGCAGGCTTTGAAGAGTTTGCCCCAAGCGATTCAGATCCCAACGACCCTGTTTGGAACCACCCTTCTGTGCTCAAGCTACTGGCCCGCATGGGTTCAGAGCTGGGTGAAGACAGCATCACGCCCAAGGCAACAGGTGGCGGGGCTGGAGAAGGCGTGCAAGAGCAGATCACTGCACTGCGCAACAGCCCGGACTACTGGAAACCAGAGAACCAAGCCAAGGTGCTTGCGCTGTACGAGAGGCTTGCCAAATGAAGTCAGCTGCACCACTCAAGACCGACATCGAGTTGGCAGTTGCCGAGGGCGAGCGACGTCACATCGAGCGTGTGATTCAAGCCTACACAGAGATCGGCTCCGTGCTGCGCACTGCACAGCTGATGCGCATGAGCGAAGAGGACGTGCAAGCCATTGTGGACAGCCAGGCATGAGCAGAACACCCATTCGCAACGTGCACACAGGGGATTGGCTCAAGTCCAAAGCACCTACTGATGACTACAGGGATGGGTGGGACCGCATCTTCGCAAAAAAGCCACCTGTAGATGAACAACAAGAAGAAGCTGATCCGGACATACCGAACAAAGCTGATTAACCACAAAGCGCCTTTTCAGGCGCTTTTTCTTTGTCTTTGATAAATATTTTCGAAGGTAAGACAAACACCGGATAAGTCAATTGACCCCATTCGTTTGCATCTGACATCAACGCCCTCCGTTTCGAGAGACAAGCACAAGAAAGGATTTCAAAAAAACAAATAACGCCCCGGGAGGCAAAAATGTCCACATCAATTACAGCATCGTTTAACAAGAAGTATTCCGACGATGTAACTCACTTAGCATCACAAAAACAATCGAAGTTTATGGATAACGTCCGCGTTCACAGAAACGTTGGCGGAAGCACATATGACTTCCACAAAATGGCTGGTTTAACAGCAGCAACTCGTACAGCAGGTTCGTCCGCTGAAGTTACTGGTTTAGACGCAGCATCCACAGTCGTAACAGCAACATTGGCTGACTTCGAAGTGCCAATCTATGCACAGAAGTTCGACATGCTAAAGACAAACATCAATGCGATCCAAGAGTATCAAGTTGAGACTGTCGCAGCAATGAACCGCAAGATGGATAGTGTAATCATCACTGCAATGGCAGCTGGTGCAACCACAACACTCACAACAACAGCCGGTGGCCTTACATACGCCAAGCTTTTAGAAGCAGTCACATTCTTCAATGCAAATGATGTTTCTGAAGAAGACCGTATCTTTGCAGTATCTGCAAAGGCTCTATCTGAAGCACTAAACATCACTCAGCTTACATCGAGCGACTACGTTCAAATCCAGTCGATCATGAGCGGCAAGGTTGGTTCGGCACTTGGCATGAAGTGGGTTCTAAGCACACAGCTGCCACTTGCCACAGCAGCTCGCACTTGCTTTGCCTACAACAAAAAGGCAGTTGGCTTAGCAGTTGGAAAAGACATGACAACTGAAATCAACTACGTGCCAACTCGCGTAAGCACATTGATCAACACAATCGCATCCGCTGGTGCAGTTGTTATTGATCCGCTGCAAATCTGCAAGATGACAACAAACGAATAATCCACTCAAGAGATTAGACACACAAGGGCTCCTTCGGGGGCCTTTTTCGTTTCCGACTCCATGTGCACTGCATTCACTTGGGTACAGATAAATATAAAAAAGATAAGGGGTACTCAAAATCGCATCACAAGTCCAAATCACCAACTTAGCCCTCGGAAGGCTTGGTGCCAATGAGATTACTTCTCTCGACGAAGGCACTACAGAACAAAAGCTATCGGTTAACGCATGGGACATTGCACGACGTGCATGTCTGCGCGATCACACGTGGAACTTCGCAGCAACAGACGTTGAGCTAAATGCGATCAGTGGCTATGTGTCGTTTGAATACAAGTACGCATTTCAGCTGCCGTCCAACAACATTCGTCTGCTCCAGGTCTACAACAACCCGTTCTACAAAGTTCAAGGCAGAAGGATTCTCACCAATCAAAGCATCTGCAAGATCAAGTACATCGCTGACATAACCGACACAACTGAGTGGGACGCAAGTTTCACAGATCTTATGGCGCAGCGACTGGCAGCTGACATGGCATTTGCACTTACCAAATCCCAGTCAACTGCTGACAGCAACTACGCGATCTACGCACAGAAGCTAAAAACTGCACGTCACATTGACAGCACTGAAGATGTTCAAGACATGCTAGGTGGCTGGGAAAGCAACTTAATTAGCGTGAGAAGTTAATCATGCCAAAGCTAACGAAATTTCAAACCTCCTTTGACTTCGGCGAAATATCACCACGACTGCTTGCACGGGTTGACTTAGCTGCATATGGCAAAGCAACAAAGACCATGGACAACTGCTACTCGCTTGTCCATGGTGGTGCAACAAAGCGACGTGGCACATTGTTCTCAGGTCCACTTTTCAACGAAGCACAAATAGGACGGTTGATCCCTTTCATCTTTGATGTCACAAGGACATTCATGCTGGTACTTAACGGAGGAAAGATTGAGTTTGCACAAGACCTTTCCTACATTGAAACATCACCGGGTGTACGCTATCAACTCACCATCCCATACACAGAATCAGAACTCAAACAGGTGCAGTTTGCCCAGTCGGGGAACACCATGTACCTTGTTCACCCAAATCATCCACCTAAGCTGCTGCAGCGCATTACAGATACCGACTGGACATTGACTGACATCCCGTTTGTTTACAAAGCTGTCTCTGATGTCACCTTTTCCAATGCCTTCATAAGTTTCAAGATCATCAACGGATCAAACAAGTTCAACGTCGGTGATTACTTCACGATCACTACATCGGGCGGCGGCATCGCAACCGTCTCGGGTCCAGTACTCGGCGGAGGCACTCCACCCGGCAACGGCCAGATAGCAGGTGTGATTTCGATGCCTGGCTCAACTACTTCTGAGACTTGGACCATTACATGCAGCCTATCCACGACTTCACGCCAAGAGTGGACTGTTGTTGGCTCAGTGTCAGGCTCGCCAGCTGCGTACTGGAAGTCAGGCAACTACCCGCAGACCGTCAGCTTCTTTGAGCAACGCCTGTTCTTTGGTGGCAGTGCTCAGTTTCCACAGCACATCTGGGGATCTGGAGCAGGCGACTACCTGAACTTCACTGTTGGCAACAGAGACAGTGACGGTGTGATCGTTCAGATTGCCGGTAACGACTACAACGCGCTCACGCACTTGGTATCGGCGCGTTCACTGCTGCCACTGACCTACTCCACTGAGTTCAGCATGGCTGGACCCGGCAACGGAGCAATCTCGGGTATCAGCAGCAACATCATCAAGGACCACACACGCAACGGCTCCAACTCAGTCAGGCCACTGCGTATCGACCGTGAAATCGTGTTCTTACAGCGTGACGGAAAGAAGGCACGTGCGATCAGCTACTCGGTAACTGAAGACGCCAACCAAGCACCAGACATCACGCTGTTCGCCGAACACATGACACGCAATGCCAAGTTCACTGACATGGCATTTTCAGCCAACCCGGACTCGGTTGCTTGGCTGGTGCGTAGCGATGGCTCGCTGTGTTCACTGACCCATGTAAAAGACCTAGACACAACAGCTTGGGCACAGCATCACACGTTGGGCAGCTTCGAAGCTGTAGCCAAGGTAGATGGCCTCACAGCTGACGATGTGTACTTCATTGTCAAACGAACCATCAACGGTGTTGAGCGCCGCTACTTGGAGTGCTTTGACTATGTGGACAACGGCCAGACAACAGATACCTGCTTCAGCGATTCAGCTGTGATCTATGACGGTGCACCAACAACAACCATAGCTGGCCTGAGCCACCTCGAAGGGTGCACTGTGACCGCCATTGCAGACGGTGTTGTGGTGCCTGACATGGTGGTGGACGGAGGCTCCGTCGAACTGGGCTTCCCTGCTTCCTACGTCACCGTAGGACTCCCTTACACAACAACGCTGGAGATGCTTGATCCAGAGTTCGGAGACTCATCCCAGAGCACAGCTTCACGCGCAATCGCAGTGGAAGACATCATCGTGAAGTTCCAAGACACAGTTGGAGCAAACATCAACGGTGTCGCAATCCCGTTCAGATCAGTAGGTCAACCGCTGGACGTGCCTACCCTCCCCTTCACAGGCAGCAAGAAGGTCAAGAGCTTGGGCTGGCGCAGTCCCAACAACATCTTGATCACGTCAACGACACCCACACCTTTTACTGTCCTGGGCGTTGTCATAACTGCACTCGTCAACTGATGGCGACGTTCATTCGACCTGCAACTGATGCTGATCGTGTTGAACTTGCTCAGACGATGTGCGAAGCAGATCGAAACGAGCTACAGCACTTGCGGCAAACACCAGAAACGGCGCTAGAACTGGTAGCTGGAACAGAAGCCTTCACCGTTGAACGTGAGGGACGTGTGGTTGCAATCTTCGGGGTCATACCGCTTGACGGGTATGGACGAATCTGGATGCTCAGCACAGATGAATCTACCAAGTGCGCAAGCGTCTCACGTACTGCACGCAGGTTCGTAAAAGCTCAAGCAGAACGACATGGCTTTCTCACAAACATCGTTTGGGCAAAGAACAAGTCTCACTTGAACTGGATTGACTGGCTTGGCTTTCACTTCCTTGATGTCGAGATACACAACGAACAGAAGTTCATACGCTTTGGACTGCCCGGTGGGCGTTCATGAACGAACTCCTGCATTTGCAGCCGACCAGCAACCTTGCACTCGTTGGCCCACATCAACTGACACTGGAAGAGTTTCACGCACTCACTGTTCCTGCTGAACAGGCACGCGCTAGGCAGTTGATCTATCAGCTGGAAGACATGATCAATGCTGCTGGGCTTGTTCTGATCACACCTGACACGCTGACTCCCATACACAGGTTCGCAGGTGGCATCTACACACGCGAACTGACCATGCCCGCGGGCACCATCATCGTAGGCAAACGTCATGCACAAGAGCACCTTGTGACCATGACAAAAGGCTTCTGCACATGCGTAACTGAACGCGGGTGGGAAGACATGCAAGGCACTCTTTCATTCCACTCGCCAGCTGGTGAAAAGCGTGTTCTGTTCGTGCACGAAGAAACCACGTGGATCACGATTCATCGAACAGATGCCACAGAGCTTGAAGCCGTGGAGAAGGCTTTGATATTGAGTGAGCATTCCCGGATTCCACATAAATACACAAAACAAATAGTGGGGTAATGGATGACTTGGGTAGCAACAGGAATATCAGCAGCAGGTGCGATTTATGGCGGGATGTCTGCAAACGCATCGGCTAAAGCAGGCGCTGCTCAATCGCGTGTTCAAGGCTTTGGTGCACAGAAGGAAGCTGCACTAAACGCCGTCACAGCTGAAACAGAAGCAGACGACATGATGCAGTCTGCGCGTGATCAAGCGGACCAAATCAAACGCGCCGCGATGCTGGCAAGAGGCCAGATCATCGTCGCCCAAAGTGCATCGGGTGGCGTCATCGGAGAAGGCTCAGCACAAGCTGCGCTGGACCAGCTGGACACGCTCTCAAGCGCAGACGCACTCGTAGCCCTTTACAGCGGTGTGAACGCTGCTGCATCTAGACGCCATCAGGGCCGCCTTGGACTGCAAGCAGGAGCTGAAAAAGCCAAAGCCTTCGGACTGGAAGCTGCGTCGCAGGAAGCAGCTGGAAAGCGTGCTGTCGTGGGTGGATTGCTTTCAGCTGGTGCCGCTGTAGCTGGTGGCTATGTCAAGAGCAAAAAATAAGAAGGAGCCGACATGGCAATCAAGATCACCGACAACCTAATGAACAGGCCTATGACCCCAGGTGGGGGCAGCGACGGCACCGAAAACGTCACACGCCAGTTTGGCAACCAAACAGAACAGTACTCAAGACTACCCAACGCACCAGACGGCTGGGGCGGTGTTGCCAACCGCTACGCAGGCGCAGAGGACAAGGCAACTGCGCAGGCAGTTCAAGCCATTGCTTCGTCCGTACAGGACACCGTGCAGTACATGGACAACTTGCGCACTGCCGAGGAAGACAGTCGCAGCAAACTCATGTTCCTTGAGATTGACAAGAAGGACGCTGAAGTTCGTTCCAAGCTGGATGCTGACCCCGAGTACGCCAAGCGCAACACCACTGAGCAGCAGAGCATCTACGAAACAGAGCGTGACCTTGAAATCGACAAGATTCACCAAGGCTACGGCTTCACGCAGAGCAAGGTAGCTCGCAACGTCACAGACAACCTGGCTGTCTACAAGGCCCGCTCCAGCGAGCACTACAGAGACCAAATCGTCAAGCCACGTGTTATCGAGCAAAGCAAGCTGAACGACACTGCCAGCGACAGTCTGGTGATCGACAAGGTGTCTATCGAACCAACCGTTGACAACGTTGCCAGTGCTGCACAGAACATCCGCGAGCGCTACGACTCGCCATCAGCCTATGCGATCTACGGCGCAGCCGGTGCCAACCAGCTCAAGACTCAAGCCATCACACGTTTGCAAACTGCTGCGCTAAATGGCTTTCAAGAAACGCTTGAAGCGTCACCACTTGCCAAGTTGAGCGGGCCTGAGATTGACACTGCAAACCTGACATCAGGTCCAGTGTCGTTGCTGGCAGCAGACCAGAAGCTGCGAGCTTCCAACTTGATCGATCAGCTGCCGCTTGCAGAGAACGAACGTCTTGTACTGAAGAACAAGGCAGAAAAGTACATCGACCAGTTTGCCAAGGCATCTGCTACCGACCACAACCGCATCATCAAAGAGACAGAGCAGAAGCAAAAGGAAGCCATGCAAGAGACTTTGGACACATGGCAAGTGTCACTGTCCATGCAAGCACGTAATGGTGCCTTGAACGGCAAGCAGCTCCTGAGCGCATACAACAAGCTCACCGAGCATCCAGACTTCAAAGACAACCCTGCTGCGCTCAAGCGAGCCTTTGTGGCCATGGACCGTGTAGACGGCGAGCGCGTCAGCTACGAACGTGAGCAACGTCGCCTTGCCTCTGATCGCAAGACACGACAGACCATTGCTGAAATGCGTATGGACTCGGGCATTGCCGTGAGCAGCGCCAGTGCTGATCAGGTGTTCAGAAAGAACGGCGCGCTCAAGAGCTTCACAGATGGCGGCCAAGTGGTGAACAACAGCTTCGCTCAAGAAATTGAAAAGGCAGGTGCAGTGCCAACAACTGTTGTGGCCTCCATCACCACAGACCTACGCTCAAGCAACCCACAGCAACAGCAACGTGGAGTCAACAACTTGCGAATGCTGAAGGGCTTTTCGAGCACTACACAAAACGCACTGCTACGTGACTTGCCAGACGAGTACGCAGGTGTGATCAACAAGCTGGAGATGGGACAGACAGCCAAGGAGGCAATGAGCTTTCTCACAAGGCAGCGCCCCACTCCAGATGTCGAAAAGAAGCTACGTAGCGAGGCAGGCAAAAAGGATGCACTTGCAACAGCTGATTCGGTGTTGAAGGACCACGGCTGGGCACCAAAGAACATGAGCACATCCATGCGCGACCAGCTGCACACGCAGTGGGAAGAAGCGTATGCACGTTCAGGTGGTGACACCAAGCTTGCAGCTGACTTGTTCAGACAAGACCTTGCTAAGAACCGCAAGGTTGGCACCAGCGAGTTCACAGGAAAAATTGAGCAGTACCCGGCTTCCAACTACGGCGGAAAAGAGATCGTCACCAGCATCATCAACCGCGATTTGCCAGACACCAAAGGCAAGAAGGTCGTGCCTGTGTTCAACGGAATGATCATCGTGGACAACAAGGAAGTGCCTACCTACAAGGTGTACACGAACGAAGACGGAATGCTGACTGAAGCAACACGCGACGGCCAGCCGTTCTACATGACTGATGCAGACACAGCCGCAATGCTGGAAGAGCAACGCGCAGAGAAGCTTGACGCCGGCGTAGCTGCTGCATTGAAGCGCAAAGAGAGAGACCGGGCAGCAGAGTTGAGTGTTCAGCAGAACGCCAACGCGCTCAAGACACGCCCGCTTGTAGACAAATTCGGAGGTAACTGATGCCCATTCTTGACACCAACCAATGGGGCGTCTCAACCGACAGTGCACCCGAAGCCCACAAGCCGCCAGAGAAGACAGGATTCATTGATGGCGTGAAAGCCACATGGCAGCAGGAGAGCATTTGGGTGCCAAGCAAAGTGCGCTCCGTCACTGAGTACCCGAACGACACTTCATTCGACTTCAAGACCTATGAACAGAAGTACTGGCCACTTGTAGCTGAAGCACGCAACCGCGAACATGCTGAAGACATGGTGGCGCAGTACGAGAAGGAGCAAGAAAGCAAGAAGATCATGGACAACCAGAGCTTTGCGCTTGGGCTTGGAACGAACGTAGTCGTGGGGCTGACAAACCCATTGAACTACATCGGACTGGGAAAAGCTGCAACGATCACTGGTGCTGCTGTCAAAGGAGCTGCTGGAGCAATGATCGGAACGGCAGCAACAGAGGTTGTGCTTCAAGGCCGTCAAGTTGATCGCTCGTTGGAAGACAGTCTTTACAACATCGCAGGTGCAGGTGTACTTGGTGCACCCCTTGGTGCAGGTGCGAAGTTGATCAGCAACAAGCTGTCAAACGGTTCGTTCCTGACTAACGACGCGCCAACGCTCACACCGGAAGCACCAACAGCTGAACAGCCCGCACGTGGTCTAGACAGCATCGGAGCTGCACGCGCCACGCGTGTTGACACCTCCGATCTGCGCTCGATGTCAGATGCCAAGATTGCTTCGATTCCGTTCCTGCCTAAAAGCTGGACTGAGCCAATCGTGAGAGCAGCACTGCCGTTTGCTCGTTCTGCCAACCAACGCCTTCAAACATCAAGCATCTTGGCCGTGCGTGACGCACAGAAGGTGCTACTGCGCACGTCACTTGCCACTGCTGAAAACGCAGACGGCGTGAGCAACAGTGTGCCAATCGAAGTAGCTGTAGGGCAGCGTTCGGGGAACATGTTGACTGCACTCAAGGAGACAGACGCCAACATGCGTGAAGCGTGGTGGAAGAAGGTCGAAGGGGGCACCTACGACAAGCAAGAACTGCTAAATGCACTGCGAGCACAAGACCCCAGCTTGGATGCTTCATACACGTTGAACCGCACCTCATTCGACAAGGTACTGAAGCTATACATGTCCGACGAAAGCAGCATCGGCGCACAGATGCCTGAAGTGGTTCAACGTGTCACACGCGCAGCCGAACAACGCGCTGCACTGGATGCAGACAAGATCGACTTGGGTCTGGCACGCAAAGAAGACCTGATCGACATTGCCACTGGCAAGCGCATCGGCAACCCAGATGCCTCCTACGAAGCCACCGTGCTTCGTGACCTCAAGGAGCAACGTGCTGCACTTACTCAGCAGCTAGAGAACATGAAGGCTGCTCGTACCAAGAAGGGACCGCTCACTGCTGACGAAAAGGCCACACGCAAAACAATCCTCGATCAGATCGCTGGACATGATGCAGCAGTGAAAGCCAAGGCAGCCGAAGTGGACAAGCTACGAGCTGACTTCGATGCGATCGTACCCAACAGCAAGCTACACAAGTTCGCCTACGAAGACGGTGCGCACTACCTGCACCGTGTGTTCGACAAGGGCAGGATTCTCAGCAATCGTGATGGCTTCAGGGATGCGCTCATGCAAGGCTGGGCAGCAAGGAATCCACAGCTGGACTTCTCGAAGTCCGATGTAATGATCGACCACAGAGAAGCAGCCGAAAAGGTCATCTTCAGACTGCTCAACGAGGAAGACATCGGGTCAATGGCAGACTTGGTAAAGAACCTTGATCTTCCCGGCAAGTACACGCAGGGTAGATCGCTTGCAGTTGATGACCGTTTCCTAGTGAACTGGACACACGACGATGTAACTGCCACAGAGGCATTCCACATCACACAGGCAACCGTAGACGTGGAGCTGGCACGCATGGGCGTCAAGTTCGACGAGTTGCTGAAGGACATTCACGAAGAGGTTCGTATGCGTGCGGAAGCCATCGTGCAGGAGCATGGCGTAGGAACCAAGAAGTCAGCCGAGATGATGAGCAAGCTCTTGAGCGAGCGCGACAAAGACATAGCCGAACTTGAGTTCGCCATGCGTCGTTTGAAGCGCCAAGGTCAATCAAAGATTGGGTATTTCGGACCAACGTGACCGCTGGTTTCGGTATCGTGACCGAGGATTTCGGCCCATCGTGACCGACTCCGTTGTCGGTTCATCGTGAC